CTCGGCGACGGCGGCCGGCGGCCACTGGAGCGCGACGGCGAGCTCGATCACGGCGCGGCGGTAGCTGCCGGGAGGGTAGGAGGGACTTCGAGGACGTCGGCGTCGAAGTCGACGACGCTCTTCCTCCAGGCCTCGAAGCCTTCCTCGATGCCCAGAGCCGAGTGAGCGACGACGAGCATCGAGAGCATCGGCGGCGCGGCCTCGCCGAGCGGGTAGCCGTGGCGCATCGCGTAGAGCTCCCACTCGGCGAGCGCCGGCGGGCCGGCCTCGAAGGTCTCCGTCCGGCCTCCCTCGTAGGTGATCGTCCCGGAGATCCTCACGCGGCCGCCTTCGCCTTCGAGCTCGACCTCTCGGCGAGCGGCGCGCCGTCGACGCGCGTCGGAGCTCCGACGAGCGGGAGCTCGACGGAGGTCACGACCTGGACGGCGACGTCGCCGCCGATCTCGATCGGGAGGATCTGGAGCGTCCCGGAGTAGGTCGGGCCGGCGGTCGTCCCGCCGTAGGTCGTGTTGGGCACCCACTCGAAGAGCTGCTCTTCGAGCGCGTGATCCATGAGGTAGTTGACGAGGCCGACGGCGTCCTCGAAGTCCTGGATCGCGTCGATGTTCAGAGCCCAGGAGACCTCCGAGAGCGGCGCCGGATCGGGGATCTCCAGCGTCGGCGTCCCGTCGGTCGAGTCGACGCTCGGCGTGAGCCGGACGGCCGAGGCCTGAGTCGTGAAGTCGTTCGCCGGCGGCCCGGGAGCGGGGCCGAGCTTGAGCGTCCCGGGGCCGAGTCGTGAGTCGGTGAGTGGCATGAGCTAGGCCTCCTGTTCGACGAGCGCCATCGGCGCGGTTTCGGTGACGGTGACGACGGCGACGACCTCGACCGCGGGGAGCGGCTCGGCGTTGACGCCGGAGCGCCAGGAGCTCACGCGGTAGGCGTCGGCCGAGAGCGTGAGCGCGACGTCGTCGACGAGCGCGTAGAGCCGGTCGACCGCGAGCTCACTGTTGAGCGGGTCGCCGGAGACGACGAGGACGGGGAGCTCGAAGACGCGCGCGCCGTGAGTCCGGCGGACGAGCTCGGGAAGGGTGACGAGAGCTCCGACGGGTTGCGGGTAGAACGAGCCGGCGTCGCGGCTCGCCTCGATCCCGGCGCCCTGGAGCTCGCCGAGGACGGCCTCGATCGCGCGCGCCGCCGGCGAGCTCACGTCGCCACCGGCCGGCGCCAGCCGACGAGCCGCAGGATCTCGGCGCGACGAGCGCCGAGCGTGTCGAAGAGCATCGTCTCGTCGCCGTAGCCGGCGAAGCCGCTCGGCGCGTTGCGCGCCTGGTAAACGAGCGCGGCCCACTGGACGGCGCCGCCGTGGACTTCGTCGCCGGCGGCGAAGACGGGCTCGACCGGCGGGACGGCCGACGGATCGCCGGCCGTCCAGAGGTCGCTCCGACGTCGCTCGATCGCCGCCTTGATCGTCGACGTCGCGAGGAGGAGGTTGTCGTCGGCCGCCGGATCGCCCGGAAGGTCGAGGTAGGCGGCGACGTCCTCCGCGGTGAGCCAGTCGGCCACTAGGACGACGAGCTCCGGCGTCCAGTCGTCTCACGCGCGAGCGGGACGACCGCGGCGAACTTCAGGAGCTCCGCCGGGTAGTCGGTGTCGAAGAGCCCCTCGCCGACGACCGCGAGCTCGACGTTGAGCGCGCCGATCGCGTTCGCGGTGAGGCGGACGGGCTCGGTCGTGCGCGCGTCGACGGCGCGCCTGGTCGCGAGGATCGTCTCGCCGGCGGCGAGCGTCCCGGAGGTCACGGCCGGGATCCCGGCGAACGACGTCGTCAGAGCGGAGCCGGAGACGCCGCCGGCGCCGAGCGGGACGGAGAGCGCGCCGGCGTCGGCGAACTTCCCCCAGACGTCGGGCGCCATGACGATCACCTCGGGCGCGCGCTGGTTCCCGGTCGCGACGTAGAACTCCGCGATCGCGGCGCCGAGCGAGGTCGCGACGCCGACGGGAGCGGCGCCGAGCTCGCCGTAGACCTTCGCCTCGACGTCGAGGTAGAAGTCCTGGACGGCCTCGGCGTAGATCTCGTCGACGATCGACGGGTCGCTCCGCTGGACGACGACCCAGGAGATCGCGCCGGCCCAGTCCCACCGGAGGACGTCGGCCGTCTGAGCTCCGACGACGACCTTCGTCGAGGTCGCGTCGGCGTCGACGTTCGCGGCCCAGGCGCCGGCCGGCGGCGTCGTCCACTTCGGCTTGGAGACCAGGAGGCCGACTCCCGGGAGCGGCCGCGAGCGGAAGGCCGTGTAGAGCGGCCGGTCGACTTCCTTCCCGCCGATGACCGTCCGCTCGTAGGTCGGCGGGAGCAGGCCGGAGACGTCGGTCGAGATCGTCTCGGTGAGCGCGGCTTCGAGGTAGCGGCTCGCCTCGCGGTCGCCGTGTTGCGCGCGGATGATGTAGCTGACGAGCTCGCCGGCCTTGAGCTCGCGGGGGTCGCGATCGCGCTCGGCGATGATCACCGGCGCCGTCTCTGTTGACTCGATCGTCTCCACTGGTTCGTCCTCCTGTTCTGCCGGCGGCGCCGGCTCGGGTTCGGGCTCGACGGGGAGCTCCGTCTGGTCGGGGTCGGGCTCGGGCTCGGGCTCGTCCTGCTCGGCGGCGACGCGCGTCACGCCGGCGCCGGCGAAGGCGCCGACCGCGAGCGTCGAGACCTCGACGACGCGCGCCTTCGTGACGTCGACGACGCCGTCGGGCCCGGGCTTCGCGTCGACGAGGTCGGCGCCGATCGAGAGCGATCCGCGCGAGCCGGAAGCCGCCTGGACGAGCGCGGTGTCGCCGTCCGAGGTCGCGTCGACGCGGAAGCGGCCGAGCGCCGCGGCGTCGGTCTCGACGAGCTCGGCCAGGACGCCGACCGGCCGGCCGCGATCGTGATCGACCAGGAGCGGAGTCCGCGATCGCGCGAGCTCGATCGAGCCGGGAGCGAAGCGGTAGTCGACGCCCTGGATCCGGCCGACCTCGCCGTAGGGGACGAGGACGCCCTCGATCGTCCGCTCGCGGACGTCGGCCGCGGAGATCTCCATCTCGAAGGTGACGAAGCTCGGAGTCATCGGATCACACCTTTCCGGGGGTGAGGTCGGAGCTCGACGAGCTCGTCGAGCTCGGAGGGATGCCGAGCATCGAGCGCGCCTCGTCGGTCGAGACGAGCTCGGCGCCGGCGAGCGCGATCGCGTAGTCGGCGGCCGCTTGAGGATCGGAGCGGAGGAAGGTCTGGACGTCGAAGGCCGCCTCCGTCCCGCGGGGGTAGACGTCGGAGAGCGTGAGCTCGATCGTCCGAAGGTGAGGCGCGACGGCCGACGAGACCAGGATCGCGAGCTGTTGCGAGAGGTTCGAGTAGAGCAGCGCGGAGGCGCCGCCGGACGGGCTCGCGCCGATCATCGCGACCGGGACGTTGAAGAGCCGCGCGACGTCGGTCGCGACGTTCGCGCGCGCCTCGACCAGCTGGAGGTCGGCCGGCGAGAGCGACTCGCGGGAGTAGGCGACGCCCTGGACGAAGGCGATCCCGTTCGAGCGGCGTTGAGCGGCGAACTCGGCGGCGATCTCCCGGCCTTCCTCCGGCGAGACCTCCGTCCCCTCGTTCTTGAGGACGCCGGCCGGGAGCTCGACCGCAGCGAGGCGACGCGCGGCCTCTTCGAGCTCCAGCGCGGCGGCGAGAGTCCGGCCGCCGACGTCGAGGACGCCCGGGATCGGCGAATCGAAGCGGACGACGTCGGCCGGCGCGACCTCGCCGACGCCGGCGATCTCGTAGGCGTCGAGCACCGAGTAGGAGCCGCCGGAGCTCTTCGCCTTCGGCGTGACGTCGCGGACGGGAGTCCAGCGAGCTCGTCGAGGGACGCCTTCGGAGTCGCGGTCGAGGACACGCCAGTAGGCGCGGCCGGTGAAGACGAGGTCGTCGACGGTGCCGCCGAGGGTCGCCGCGAGCGTCGTCGACGGATCGGGCCGAGTCGTGAGGTAGTCGTCGTCGAGCCGCTCGTCGCCGCGGTAGCGGTACAGGCGCAGCTGGACGACCGTCCCGACGATCAGGTTCCGACAGGCGTCGACGGACGGGATCGAGAGCGCCGTCTCCCGGGAGACTCCCTCGCCGATCCAGGCGAGCTCGGCGACTTCGAGCGGCGTCCCGGAGCGGACGACCGGGAGCGCCGGCGGCCGGCGCCTCGCGAGCTCCGCCTCATAACCGGGCTCGATCGTCGTCTTCAGCCACCGGCGGACTCCCACTCGCCGATGATCGCTCGCGAGCTTGCGCTCGCGCCCTGGTCGGTTTCGCCTAGACGCTCGGGCGCGTAACGCTCGCCGGCGTAGCCGGCTTCGGCCGAGCGATCGGGTAGAGCGGCCAGGGACCGAGGCCCGGGCTCGCGATCGCCTTCGCCTTCGTCGTCGTCTTCACGCCGGCGAGTCTAGGCGGCCGTGACGACGAGCGGCTTCGAGCGCGACTCGGGCCGGAGCTCGGCGCCGATCGCCCAGACGGCCGCGCGCGCGAGGAAGATCGGCCCAGGCGATCGCCGAGCCGAGAGCGTCGTCCCGACGTCCGGGACGGTGACGGGGGTCGCCGTGAGGATCTGGCGCGTGAGCTCGTCGTCGCCGTCGTGACGGAGCCGGCCGTCGACGATCGCGGAGAGGGTCGGGCCGTAGCCGGCGCGCTGCTCGGCCGAGCCGACCTTCGCCGGCGTGACGCCGGCGAGCTTCGCGACGTGACGCTCGAAGCTCGCCGGGTAGAGCAGGGTCGCGCCGCGCCGGCGAGCGGTGAGCTCTTCGAGCGCGGCCCAGAGCGCGCGCCTCGACGGGAAGGCTCGACCGGAGACGCGGACGACGTCGCCGTCGAGCTCGGCGAGGACGAAGCCGCATCGGCCCGGGACGCCGTCCTGGTCGTTGATCGCGATCGTCCCGCCGGCGGAGCCGAGCTCGAGACCGGGGGCCGTCGCCGCGGCCCACTGAGCCGGCGAGATCCAGGAGCGCGCGGCGAG